GACGGTTACGGTGACGGTGACGGTTCCGGTTACGGTGACGGTTCCGGTTACGGTGACGGTTACGGTTACGGTTCCGGTTACGGATGATTTTTACAAAATGAACGGGGGAACTCTACCGAACAATGAGGGCCGCCGCCATCGCTTTGTCATAGCATCCCCTGAAATGCGGCCGTCTCCTTCGCCACTGTGCCTGTGGTAAAAATGGTGTCGGGCTGGAAACAGCCCTCATGCACTTGAATTGATCGGAATGTTAGAATCCGCCCAACCGATAGGCATCCGGAAACGGGTCGGCGGTGGATGAAAATTTGACCCCGTATCAGGAAACTGAACGGGGATAAGGCAGTGATAGTCGGCGAAAACATAAGTAGCCGAGCAAACATACCATTAAAAACCAACAAACGAGGTGACGCCATGTAAACAAAATCCCCGTATCAACCGCGACTGACAATCGTAACCGCCAACCAATGACAGGGACAACGACAATGAACAAAGGCCACCCCATCAGCTCAGAAAAATCGGACTTGAATGAATAGATAGCAATGTGAATTACGCGAAATATCCAAGCCCACCATCTCAAGGGGTGGGCTTTTGGAGGCAGAAGCGAAGTATTCGGCGGATGAAATTAACAGCAAAACAACAGAGAGGACAGGATGAAAGATGAAAACAGTTCGTTTCTTGTGGGCGCGGTGGTTGTGCTTTGGGTTTTTGCCTCTTGGATTACCCATGTTGTTGTTTGCCTCAAAGCGGGTTCGTGGGGTTTTCTCATCGCTGGTGCAATCCTTACGCCGATAGCGGTCGTCCATGGTACTGGTTGCTGGTTTGGATCCTGGTGAAAATGAAAATACTATCTCTGGATCTCGCAACTCGCACCGGGTGGGCGACAAACAGCCCTGAATGCAGCGGCGTGGACGTGTTCGATGTCCGGCGCGGCGAATCACCCGGCACTCGATATCTACGGTTTGTCTCATGGCTCCGTGAGAAGATCCGCATCATCGAGCCAGGGATAATCGTTTACGAGCAGGCACACCACAGGGGCGGGGCGGCAACTGAAATCGCGGCAGGTTTCGCCACGCATCTGCAGTCGACATGCGCCGAGCTTGGTGTTGAGTTTGCGAGCGTCCACACCGCGACGGTTAAGAAGTTCGCCGGGGTGAAAGGTAATGCTCCGAAAGAGGTAATGATGGCCGCATACCGCGGTAAATGGGGGAAAGACCCAGTTGATGATAACGAGTGCGACGCCAGGTGGATACTGGAATACGCAAAGGCTATGTATGGACGGTGAGATTGAATACAAAACGTGTAAGCGCGGGCATTTGAAGACGCCTGACAATACTTATTACTATGGCCGAATGTGCAAAGAGTGCATGAGGATAACTAAATCAGCGTGGAGGAAGAAAAACAGGGGAAAGATGAATGCTGAAAACTCTTTGTACCACAAGAGGCATCCAGAGAAACAAAAAGAAAGAAACGCCAAGAATATCATAGAAGTTTCGAGGAAATATGTTGCGAGGATTCTAAAAATTCGTACTTGCGAAATGCCAGAAGAACTTTACGAACTAAAAAGAGAGCAGATATTGCTTTTCAGGGCAAGGCAATCCCTCAACAAAACAATCAGGGAGTTATCGGAATGACAAAAAATTCAACAACATTTGGAGACGCAAGAAAGGTAATCCTCGACACCATCATCCAACTAAAAAGCGGCTCAATGGACGTTAGCCGGGGGATGGCAATTGCTGCAAACATGAAGGTGCTGAACGACAGTATTCAGGTCGAGATTAACGCCGCGAAATTATCAATTCAGGCATCTGCTGCCGGAAAAGATTTTGGCGAAATCATGCATCTCGGAAAACGGCCAGTATTTGGAGGACAGCTCATGCTGGATGGCGAGTGATGGAATGCTTGAACGAAAATACAGAAAACAGCAGAGGCCCGACAGTTGGAGCTGCCGAGCCTCATAAACCAAATAACAGACCAAAAACTTACAATACAAGGAGGATTGGAAAAGCGCAAGAGTGCAGAATTTGGCCTGATGTAAAACCGAGCGAACGGGCCGACAAGACAGGACTGAAACATGGCCGGATAACAGTATTCGGCCCGGGGTGTCAGGTGCGGATAAGCAACGGCGGATGGATCTGGATGTGGTTGGGAGTTTGCGAATGCGGCGGCGAAATAATTTATCGCAACGTTCACCAGACTCAGAGCTGCGGTTGTCTCGCTCGCGAGAGATCTGCAGAGGCATTGGCAAAACTGAAAAAACACCGAGACGCTGTGAGGGCCGGGACGTGGAAGAAAAAGAATGACGATCCGGCAACAGGTACGAATGAGTTTGAAAGACTGAAGATTTGCACGACTCCCGATAGCAATCATTTTTTGTGCAATCATTATCACGAATGTCAGTGGCACATCATTGACAACAAGGAATTCCCGGCCAGGTATCAAGCGAACCCCGGCCGGTGTTTCGCGAAATCAGACGAGCAGCTCGGGTATGAGGCTGCTGATAAATGGAGAATAAAACAATGAGCAAGCAGGAATACAAGACCGAATGGTGCAAATACGATTTTACCTCTGAGGAACTGCGCGACATCGCCGAAACTCTGGCGATCAAAACCCAGGATCTCGAAAAAGTCGAGGACGAGAAAAAATCCGTGATGTCCTCATACAAGGAACGTGCCGAAAAGATCGCTCTCGAAATCAAAACCGCTGCCAGAAAATACAAAGACCGATACGAAATGCGCGATATCGAGTGTGCCGTTGAGCGTGATTTCGAAACCGGAGAGGTCCGGTACATCAGGATCGACAACGGTGAGATTGCCAGAACATCAAAGATGACTATGGCTGAACGGCAGATGAAGATTGAGGATGCCGTTAAAGATCACGAAGACACGCGTGATAGGCTGCTTGAAACATCACGCATCATGACTTCGGAGAAATCGGCGCTATGAAAACACTCAAACTCCTATCCCTCGCCCTTCAGAACTTCAAGGGCCAGACCTTCGAACTCATCGTCAACGGCAGAAATGCCACAGTCTACGGCGACAACGGCACCGGAAAAACGACAATCTATGACGCGCTGTGCTGGCTCCTTTTTGACAAGGATTCAGCGTTCAAAAGCGCTTTTGAAATCAAGAATATCAACGAGTCGGGTGAATCACAACACAACCTGACGCATGAGGTAAAAGGACTCTTCAATCTCGACGGCAAGGTGGTCGAGCTGCGGAAAGTATATGCTGAAATCTGGACGAAAAAACGCGGATCGACATCAAAAGAAATGACCGGGCATACAACCGATTATTTCATCGATGCTGTGCCGGTGCAGAAAAAGGAGTATCAGCAACGCATCAGTGAGATTGCCACGGAAGAAGAATTCAAGTTGCTGACAAATCCCTTTTATTTCTCTTCGGTGATGAAGTGGCAGGACAGGCGCTCGTTGCTGCTGCGGCTGTGTGGCGATGTATCGGACGAGCAAGTTATTGCCGGCAATGCCGAGTTGCTGCCGCTTCGTGATGTTCTGCAGGGCCGGAAAATAGAGGAACACAAACGGATCGTTGCCGCACGGAGAAAAGAGATCAACGACCAACTCGCCACCATCCCGGCGCGGATCGACGAGACGGCCAGGGCCATTGAATCGTGTGTCGGGATTAATCATTTGGCAGAGATTGAGAAAATCAACAAACTCTCTGCCGAGGTAGAAAAGGTCAACACGGCGATTGCTGACCTCAAAGACACCGGCGGCGTTGCTGATTTACGGCGCCGGATTGTTGACGCTGAGACTGCTAAACAGCGGGTATGGAATGAAGTTGAGAAGGGTTTGAACTCTTTGCGAGCTGAGAAAGATTCACAACTGCGAATGATACAGGCTGGAATTGATGACAAGCGGCGATCCATCAGCGAAAAGAATCGCGACCTTGTTTTTCTCAGAGAGAGTTCAGCCGCATTGACGGAAAAGATATCAGTCCTCAGAGATGAGTGGAAGGTAATTGACGAACAGCAGAAAGCCTTCTCTGCGTCGTCGAATTGCCCCACTTGTGGGCATGAATTGAGCGACGAGCAAAAACAACAGGCGATCGCAAACAACAATGAAGCGGCCGCGAAGGAAAAGGCCCTGATCAACAGCAAGGGAAAGGCCGCGAGCCAGCAACTCGAAGACACACAAAAGAAGATTTGCGACATCAACGAATCGCTGTTTATCGCGGCCAACCTCGAAAAAGAGCTGGCCTGTGAACTCTCGCGAGAGCAAGGAAAACTTATCGAGCCAGACGTCGACGATAAAAAGTACATCGCTGATCTCGACGAAGTTATCAAAAACATCGCCGAGAAACTCAAAGAGGCTGAGTCAGGTGTGGTTGATAACGGTGCAGTATTCGCGGCAGAGCAAAAAGCCGTCGAACTGCGAATGCAGATATCCCAGGCACAGGCCAAAGTCGCAACGGTTGAGGCCGCGCAACAATCAGCAGACCGGAAAAAAGAACTCGAAGCAGAGCAGCGGAAACTCGCGGCAGAGTTCGAAAAACTTGAGTCCGATCTTTTCCTGATGGATTCATTCACCCGCGCAAAAGTCGAGATGCTTGAGGGCCGCATCAACTCCATGTTTTCTCTGGCTCGGTTCAAGATGTTCGAAACACAGATCAACGGCGGGCTTGCTGAATGTTGCTCTGTGACATATCGCGGAATCCCGTTTGAAACATCGCTCAACAACGGGGCCAGGATTCAGGTTGGCCTCGACATCATCAAAACCATCTCAGGAAGCAGCGGATTGTCTCTGTTTGTGGTGATTGACAATAACGAATCTGTCACGGCTCTGCCGGAAATGGACTGCCAGTTGATCGGGATGTTTGTCTCGGAAAACGATAAAACTTTACGGGTTGAGGTACAGGAATAATGACATTACCAGCAACGCAAGAACAGAAGAATTTGACGCCGGTTGACCGCTTAAAATCGGTTATGAATGCCGAGTCGGTGCAGCAGCAGTTCAAAAACTGCCTGAATGATAACAGTAGTCTTTTTGTGGCCTCGATCATCGACCTTTTTGCAAGCGACACCTACCTGCAAAAGTGTGACCCACGGCTCGTGGTAATGGAGTGTTTGAAAGCGGCAACATTGAAATTGCCGATAAACAAAAGCCTCGGTTTCGCCTATGTTGTGCCCTACAACAACGTTCCTCAGTTCCAGATTGGATATCGCGGCCTCATTCAGCTCGCTATGAGGTCAGGCATTTACCGAATTATCAACGCCGATGTCGTACTCGATGGCGAGTTGAAAGGCGTGTCAAAACTTACCGGCGAGGTTGACCTTTCAGGGGTTGCAACATCCGGCGAGATCATCGGGTATTTTGCCCACATCGAGACAACAAACGGTTTCAAAAAGACTCTCTACATGAGCAAGCCCGAGGTCACGGCGCACGGCCAGAAGTACAGCAAATCTTTTTTGAAAGATTCATCCCCGTGGAAAAAGAACTTTGACCAGATGGCGACGAAAACCGTGCTTCGGTTGTTGCTCGGTAAATACGGACTGCTGTCGGTTGAGATGGCATCGGCAATGGAATCTGAGGACGATCAGCCGCTCTCACCTGAAGGGTCTCTCGATGTCGAGACTACCGAAAAAGCGAATCAGGATTTCATCGACGTTGAAACTGGCGAAATCACGCCACAAAAAAACGAAACGTCAACTGGCCAGGACGTAGACGGACCGGGTTTTTAAAATGACAATCACGATTAAATCACTGGCGTCGTCTTCGTCTGGAAACGCATACAGAATCAGTGACGGTTTTTCGCCGTTGCTGGCCGAGGCCGGAATACCGTTAAAAAAGATCAAAACCGGCCTGAATTTTCGTCTTTCTGATATAGAAGGGTGTTTGATCACGCATGAGCATTCTGACCATTCTGGCGCAATTTTGGACGTTTTGAAAGCTGGCGTTGATTGTTTGATGAGTATTGGGACTGCAAAGGCGCTCGGTGTGCTCTTGGAGCGCCGGGTTTACACCTGCAAGGCAACAGTTCAGGTAGATTTTCATGGTTGGCTGGTTGTCCCGTTCTCGGCAATCCACGACTGCGCCGAGCCTCTCGGGTTTTTGCTGCAGAGCAAACAGACCGGCGAAAAGCTGTTTTTTGCCACTGACACGGCATACATCCCCGCACGTTTCCGCGATCTGAATTACATCATGGTCGAGTGTAATTATGATCGTGATACGATCGAGAAAAACATCAGGGCCGGGAATTTATCAATGGCTCAGTATGCGAGGATCACGGCCAGTCATTTTGGGCTGCAAAATGTCGTTGAGTTTCTCAAAGCGAACGATATGAGCACGGTAAAAGAGATCCACTTGATGCACCTATCTGATGGAAACTCTGATGAAGAGTTGATGGTGAAAACTGTTCAGAGGCTGGCCGGGTGTCCGGTTTATGCCTGTAAAAAATAACAATATCCATCCGCCGGCAACTCAATCGTGAGCAAGCCCCCCAGCAAGGTCGCGACGCCTGCGGATGGATTTTCAAAAGGTGAATTATGAAAATCGAAAACATTAAAGAGGCGCAAAAGGCGGCTGTGAGATTTTTTTCTCTTGCAAATAAATTCAGAGTGGCGAGACACAAAAACACAGCGCCGAAAGAATCCGGCGCACTTCGTCGCGCGTCGATGGATTTGACCCGTGCGCTTGCTGAAATGCGTAATAAATAACAACCTGTCACGATTTCTTTCATGTGAACGATATTTTACCAGGGAAGAACGATGGCAAGTGACGGATGGGTAAAACTGCACAGAGTTTTCAAGGAGTGGGAATGGTACAAAACGCCAAACATGGTTCACGTTTTTATCCACCTCCTCTTGTCGGCAAACCATGAGGATGGAAAATGGCAGGGTGCTAGTGTGCTTCGCGGACAATTGATAACAGGAAGAAAGTCTATAAGTGAGGCCACTGGTATCTCCGAAAAATCAATAAGGACTTCTCTGGCAAGGCTCGAACAAACTGGAGAAATATCGAAAAAATCGGCCAGCAAATATTCAATCATAACTATTTGCAAATACAACGATTACCAGACAGTAGAACAAGCCAAGGGGCCAGCAAGGGGCCAGCAAGGGGCCAGCAAGGGGCCAGCAAGGGGCCACAAACAAGAAGAAGAAGAATGTAAAGAAGTAAAGAATAAAAGCATTGTGAAAAAACCTTCAGTTTTTTCACCTCCCACCATTGAACAGATCATTGAATATTGTCTCGAAAGGAAAAACACAGTTGATCCTGAAAAGTGGCACAACCACTACACGGCGAATGGTTGGATGGTTGGAAGGTCAAAAATGAAGGATTGGAAGGCAGCAGTCAGGTATTGGGAAAAGAACGGGTACGGAAACGGAAAAACCGGATCATGCCGGAGCAAACGAGATGAAGCAGATGAAATCAGAGAGCGATTCGCAAGAGAACTCCTTGAAGCAAACTCTGGTCGAGGCAATGAAGGGGTGGTTGGTAAGATTCAAGGACCGGCAGCCGACCCCTTCGGAGATGACATTCTTGGCGAAAGAGTTCTTTCAGGATCTCATTGAAGAAAAAGTCACGGTTGATGAATTCGTCTTTGCAAATCGCCAGGTCTGCAAAGCGAACAGGTTTTTCCCGGTAATGGCAGATATTCTCACCTTCGTGACTCAGCATAGGGATCAAGAATATGCTCTATATTTGGCAGATCTCAAGTGGCGGCGCGACAATGAGTGGAAAAAAAATTACCCTGAACTACTCTCAAGGGAAGGGAGAATTGCTCTTGGTGTGCCGGTTGAAGCAATTGAGGCTGCGGTTGATCGTGGGGATATTGATAAAAAAGATTTGCAGTTTGCCATCTCAAGTATCTCCGATAAGTTTTCGATGAGATGAGGGAATATTCTCGGGGTGGGCGTAAGCGGATAGGGGAAAATAATGGTTGATGAGATTATAAACGATGAGCCAACGGGGAATTCAGTGGACCCGCGCTGTTTGCGGGGTCCACTGGAATGTTTTGTTACACAATTTATGTTTTTAATGGTGTTTTATGGATGTTAAAAAAACGAAGCATATTGATGATAAGATAAAGTTTTTTATTGTTGATGATAAAAAAGAATATATCGAATTGGGTGTGTTTGGTCAAAAACAAACAATTAAAATAAAAAAGAATCAACTTGAATTACTCATATCAAGTTTACAGAATTTTCATCGAATGTTGTTATTACCGTAAATGTTTTTCCTTTATCCTTTTTAAGCATTTTGCGTGAATGATAAAATTGCTGGGCTAAACGAGCTGCTTGTTGATCTGTTAATTTTGCGTAGGACACTATTTTGAAATAATATCCGTTTATTTCAAATATTTTTGGGTGAACAGTTGAAGGCATTTCCATTTAGGCCACCTTATTTTTTGAGGGAGTGTTTTTTCAAATGTGTAACTAGGAAATCAGCGGGCCGCCGAGGGCGTGTTTATAACGTTCGCGTCTTCGGCTCCGCTGGATAGGGTTGTTATCTGATAAATGCAGTTGAGGAGGTTGATAATGCAATACAGGATTGCAAACAAAGCTGAGGTTGATAATTTTATTTTTCGGTGCATAGAAAACGGCAGCGTTGCCATAGCGGAAAAAGGACATCCTCCGACAGATGCCACATACTCTGATGGTGAGCCGATAGTCAGGCCGTGGAACGTTGCGTTTTATGACTCAGATACTGGAGATCGTTGCGAGATTACCTACGAAGCAGACAGATAACGTGCCCTTGAGCGGCTGGCCGAGGACTGGACCAGGGCCGTGACACAATTTCCAGTCCGCTCTAAGAGGTGGTTATGCCTGTTAATCCGTTGTTAAAATTCTGGCGAGTGAAATTCAGAGACTGGATATGGTTTGTTTTTGTTTTGCGAGGCAATGAGTTTTCTGAGAATCTCTCTATTGAGAGGTATATTTTTAACCAGCAACGCGGTGGGACAAAAGGTCTTATTCGGGATAGAAATAGAGCGCACAAAATAGACATTGCTCTAAGGGCATAATTCTTGGAGCGAAGCGGCATAACATATAATCTGCCGCGCTCTAACAACGCCACGAATGTATGTTGTGGTGATGGAGCAACTGCACCGCCAAATGTAGATCCCCCGTGCTTCAAAAACAAAAAATACCCCACTAGATACGGCGCGTTGCCATGTATTTAGTGGGGTTTGCTTTTTGCTGCATTGTATTTTGTGGTAATCAGATGGAAACGCCATACTTTTCCCGGACGGCCCTTTCAATCAGTACCGCCCGGCTCAATCCTTGTTCATCCATCCAGGCGATAAGGTCAGGTGGCAATTTTACGTTTATTGCCACTTTTTTCTTGTCTTCAGGAAGTACAGGTCTCCCGGCCCCTTGTCGCTTTCCGCCTTTACTCATACTGAGATGCCGTCCAACCAACACGGATATTATCATTTTCATCGATCCATGCAAACGCGCCATCGTCTGGAAAATCTATATCGGCCGCTTCTTTTGATTCATATATGCTGTCGTCGATACCGTGGATAATACCCTCATTGTCGGACGCTTCTTTTTTCGAGTTATACAGTTTCATTTTGCTCTCCTTTTTTAAATTTCAAAATCAAAAGGGCTTTCCTTCCCTTCTCCAACAAACTGCCCGTTGCACTGCTGCTCAACAGATATCATATAAAAAAGATTGTCTTTTTTGTTTTTCATTATTCTGATTCCCTGATCATCCCATTTCCCAAACATTTCAATTTCGAACTCGTCGCAGTTTTCATTACAAACTGCGTAACAGTTAGATTCAACAATGCTCTCGTTGATTCCGTTTTTATCCATTGCAATTATTTTTTTCATTTTGCTCTCCTCGTTTTTTTGTTTTGCTTTAGTTCCATCTTGTATGATTAAAAGATACACCAATATCAACAAGGAGTCAATAGAAAAAAGTATATTCTTTTATTTATTTTTACTTTTTTATCCCTAGCCGTCGGCTGGGGATTTGTTTTCCCCGCCCAATCAATGTGATATTTACAATCACGCAATTCTGTGTTACGATTCTGTAATTCCAATTACATCTGTGTAATTCGCCACCCACACAACCTCACACGCAGGGGTATCTCGTGGACATATCAGTCAAGTTAGACTCTCGTAACTGTATCAAATACCTCAACAACATCGCGGCTAAACAGATCCCATACGCATCAGCTATCGCTCTCAACGACATAGCGTTTGAAGTAAAAGGCGAGGAGGTTGTTGCATTAAAGCAGCATCTCGACAGGCCTACTCCATTTACACAGCGGGCATACGATGTTGTCAAGGCCAACAAGGCTAGGATCGTTGCGTCAGTGCGTGCTCGTGCTGTGCAGAGTGAGTACCTCAAGTGGCAGGTGGATGGTGGATCAAGAGCCCCGGCCAAGGTTGCTAACGTCATCCCCGCTGATGTTGGCCGCAACGCCTACGGCAACATGAGGACAGGGGTTGTCAAGCGGATGATAGCAGACAAGGGCCGTTACTTCAGTGGCAGACCACGAGGGCACAGTGCACCTGCTGGCATCTGGCAGCGGTTGGGTGGCAAAGGATCGAGAAGAGACCTGAGGTTGATGGTTGCGTATGATGATAGCGTTAAATATAAAAAGATACTTCCTTTTGAGGATGTCGCACGCAAAACAGTCACAAAGATTGCGCCTGGCAAGTTCTCCAAGGCGCTCGACAAGGCCATTGCAAGTGCCCGGTGATGACGTGGATTGTATCGGCACAACTCGACTCTCGATCGGTCGCGGGTCCTCCTGGGCCGAAAGTCACGCGGGTAGATTCGCGCCTCGACCTGTCACTATTTACGGATAAATTTTGACGGGAAACACCATGTCAGGAAAACATGGGCCTAAGACTAGACTATAAGCAACTCCAAGACCTGACCGGTTGCACATACAAGACAGTCAAGCGCAGGATTGACGAGGCCGGGGTCAAATCAATCGGCACAGACGGAAAATCGATCATCTTTGACTCTGCAGAGGCGCTTGCCGCTATCTTCAAAGGCAAAGAAGAGAGCGGAGAGGATGCGCGGAAGATGCTCACTATCGAGATGCACCGCGAGAAGAAGCGAGAAAACGACCTGGCCGAGGGACTTATTGCTCCGATATCTCTGATAACCGACTCAATCAGCAAAGCAGGGTCGATCATCATGGCGAACCTTGAAGCACTGCCGGGGATGATGAAGCGATCAAACCCTGAACTTACCGCACACGATATCAACGCAGTCAAAAAGACCATTTCGAAGTGCTGCCAGGCAATTTCAGAGATGAGGACAGATGTCAGTTGATGTATCGCCGTTCATTGATCAATCACAGCAGAAAATAAACGCTGATCTTGCTATCTCGGCAGGACTGCAGATATTCCAATACCGTGAGCCTCTCACCGGAGCAGAGTGGGCAGACAGATATTTTTACCTTTCTCCAGAATCTTCGAGCGTTGAGGGCCGGTGGGAAACGCTGCCATATCAGCGAGGGCCGCTGAACTGGATGTGCGATGACGACATCGAGGAAGTGAACTGGCAGAAATCAAAGCGCGTCGGATATACCAAACTGCTGCTTGCGGCGATGGGGTGCCTGATCGAGCATAAGCGCCGGAATGTTGTTTTGTGGCAACCGACAGACGGCGACCGCGACAGATTCAGCAAGACTGAAGTCGACGCCATGCTCCGAGATGTGCCGGCAGTCGGTAAAATTCTCAGGTGTGAGCCAGGGGCGAAGGATAAAAACAACACGATAGAACAGAAGGCATTTTTCGGGGCCATGCTCGATCTGAAGGGCGGTAAATCAGGTGGGTCATTCCGGGCAATGACGAAAGATGTCGCCATGTATGATGAGCTTGACGCCTTTGATAGAGATGTCGACAAGGAAGGATCTCCGCTTGAGTTGGGAGACGGGCGACTTGAGGACTCCAGTTTTCCGAAATCGATACGGGGGACGACGCCGAAGATAAAAGGATCGTCTCTCATCGAGGCAGAAATCAGGAATTGTGATGTGGTGATGTTCAGGTTTCTACCATGCCCGCACTGTGGACGGCTGCACCGGTTTGAATTTGCAAACCTGAAATTTGACTCTCAATGCTTTGCCTGCCCGTGGTGCGGGTCTTTATATCCATACGGCGAATATAGGGCAATGGATGAGGCCGGGCGCTGGCAGACTGAGGACGGAACAACATATTACCACGACGACACAGACCAATTTTACAACCAGGACGACGAGGTAATTCCTAAGCCGTTACGGATCGGCATAAAGATATGGGCCGCTTACTCATATTTTCGGCCATGGTCATACATTGTCAAAAAGTGGACAGAGGCCAGTGCCGAGTCAAAGGTTGGGAACGACTCAAAACTCAAGGCCACAATCAACACTATTCTCGGGGAAACATACGAAGAGAAGGGCGAAAAAGTAGAATCAGGCCAGTTTACCGGCGAGCGCCTGGAAGATTACGACGCACTACAGATCCCGAATGACATTGTGTTGATCACCATTGGCGCTGACGTGCAGGGCGGGAAAAACAGCCGCATCGAGCTTGAGGTGTGCGGGTGGGGGTTGGGGTTTGAATCTTGGTCTCTCGATTATGTGGTTATCCCCGGCGATCCAGAACAGTCGGCAATTTGGGACCACTTAGACGACCAGTTCCTTAGAAAATTTACACGGGATGATGGGGTTGTATTACCTGTGGCCGGCGGGTGCGTTGACTCAGGTTATCTTCCAGACCGGGTTTTTGCCTTCACCGGGCCGCGCCGAAAGAGAAATATCTACGCGACAAAGGGTAAGGCGCAGTATTCCGGGCCGCTTTTCAAGACATCAACCGAGCAATTCAAAAACAAAAAGATTGTCCAGCTTGCCGTCAACACCGACAACGCCAAAGAGACAGTCTTTCATCGCCTCAACAAGATACTCGAACACGGGCCCGGGTATTGTCATTTCCCGAAAACATACGAGCAGGATTACTTCCGAAAGCTGACGAACGAAGAGAAGCGCGAGAAGAAAAAAGGCGGAATGGTCGTCGGTCACCAGTGGGTAAAGCTCGGGCCGAATGAGCCGCTTGACTGCCGCACTGGTAATCTTGTGGCAGTCGCTAAATTGAATCCGCCACTTGAGAGAATAAGGGAAATGTATGCAGCCGAGGTCGAGAGGGCCAGGCTAAACCTACCGCGTCATCCGATGCAGGGACTCAGTGGACGGGTTGGTGGTCGCAGAGTGCGAAACACTGGACTTTAACAAGGGCAATCGATGACAAATACCGACCTTTCACGTCTTTTACAGAACTTCTCAACAGACCAGATCGAAACACTGTCACTGATCGCGGTCAGGATAGCAGCCATATCTGCCGAGAAATTCACCGGGTCGGTGTCGGTCACGCTACATGCAAATCAAGGATCATTAGGCGACACGCATATCAGAAAAGATGAGGTGTTGCGGTTACAGAAAAAACGAGGAATTAGGAGCGGAGGACTTTAAGAATACCACTTTCGTAATTCAAATTACGATTTAGTAATTTATTATTTGACATTTCCGTAAAACAGGAATAAAAGGAAAGCTGACACAAAACTAGGATAGCCGATACCAGAAATACTGGTGAATGAAGCCCCTGGACGCCGCCACAAATGCGTCCAGGGGCTTTTCGCGTTTCAGGGGCATGGATGGCGATAAAAACGTACACCGAGCAACTCGAATCAGTACAGGCGGCAATCTCTGCAATTGAGTCAGGGGCGCAGTCTGTCGAATTTTCTGGAAGGAAATATACAAGAGGAGATCTGGCGGTATTGTACGCCAGGGAAGAAAGGTTGTTGCCATTGGCAAAGCGTGAATCATCTGGCCGAGGCAGCGGTATCCGCGTTCGTGGCGTTACTCCGGTGGATTTATGAGAGAAGTCTCTTTATCCGTCAAAAATAAGATTCCATCCCCCACAGTATGGGAGCGAGGGGTTGCCCTTGTCGCCCCTGAATTTGCTGCAAAGCTCTACCGCACCCGCGCCGCTTTTGCCATGGCTACCAGCTACCACGGGGCCAGCAAATCGCGCCGTTCTCTTGCTGGCTGGTCAGTAACCGGTGGTGACGCTGACGCTGATCTTCTTCCAGAACTCAACGAACTTCGTGAACGATGCCGCGACCTTAATCGAAACGGATCAATCGGCGGGGCCGCAATCAATACCGCCGTGACATCAGTTGTCGGCACCGGACTTACTCTTCAATGCCGCATTAACCGCGAAATACTTGGTCTTGGCGACGATACCGCCAGCGCATGGGAGGCACACACCGAGGCAGAATTCCGGCTATTTGTGAAAACGTGCGACATCCAGCGGCAGCTTACTTTTTACGGATTGCAGGAGCTTGGGTTCAGGTCATGCCTGGAAAATGGCGACGTGCTGATCAGTACGCCTTACAAGAAATATAAGAATGACGCTTACGGTCTGAAAATTCAGCTCATCGAGGCTGACCGAGTATCAAATCCGAACAATACGGCAGATACTGACACATTTTCAGGCGGGGTCGAGCGGGACGAAAACGGCGTTACCAAAAATCATCACGTCCAAACGGCTCACCCTGGAAATGCTCAAAATAAAGAGCAGAAGTGGCAGCAGTTACCGGCTTTCAACTCTGCCGGCCAAAAAGTTTCATGGCTGCTTTTTCATAAAATACGAATCGGCCAGAATCGCGGCGTTCCTTACCTCGCGCCGGTTGTCGAGTTGCTGAAACAGGCCTCAAGGCTGACAGAGAATGAGTTGATGCGGTCGGTAATCTCTTCGCTGTTCACTGTTTTTGTGAAATCACAAGACGGCGAAGGACTCAAACTCGTTGACACGCAAAATGAAACCGGCAGCACCGGAACAGATAAGGATTTCAAACTCGGGAACGGCAACATTCTTGACCTTAACCCGAACGAGGACGTTTCATTTGCTGACCCGAAAATTCCTAATGTTGCATTCGATCCATTCTTTCAGGCAATCGTCAAACAGATCGGGGCAAGGCTTGAGATTCCTTCTGAAGTTCTGACCAAGCTATTCAATACATCATACACCGCAGCACAGGCCGCATTCCTCGAAGCATGGCGCTTCTTCAAAAACAAGCGCGAGTGGTTGGCAGAGGGGATGTGTCAAGGAATATACGAACTTTTCTTGACTGAGGCCGTTGCATCTGGCCGCATCTCGGCTCCTGGCTTTCTCGGTGGTGACTCGCTCATCCGTGAGGCGTGGCTCGGGTCTGACTGGGTTGGTGATGCTCCTGGGCATATCCGCGAGTCCGAGGCCATTAAAGCGGCGGTGATGCGGATTGATGCAGGCCTGAGCAATGAATCGATTGAAACCATGGGTATCAGCGCGAGAGATTGGGAGAGCGTGTACCGGCAGCGCAAGAAAGAGATTAACCAGCGCAGGGCTGACGGAATGCTGTCGACATCATCCACGACACTTGCAGCAGCAGAACTTGAAGAAGCGAAAGATGGGAGCGTGAACGAATGAACAAATATTGGCAGATAAACAACAAGGCCAACAGCAGACGCGCAGAAATATTGATTTACGAGCAGATCGGCAAAAACTGGTGGGATGGTTCAGGAGTTGGAGCCAAGGATTTTATATCTGACCTGAATGGCCTTGATGTTGATGATATCGACCTAAGAATCAACTCTCTCGGCGGGTCGGTATTTGAAGGAAACGCAATTTACAACGGACTGAAAGCGCACAAAGCGAAGGTGCATGTCAAGATTGATGGAATCGCCGCGAGTATCGCTTCGGTGATCGCAATGGCCGGCGACGATATTGAGATACCGGAAAACGGAATGATGATGATCCACGACCCGTGGACGTATGCCGGTGGGACATCGGAAGATATGAGGGCGGCTGCCGACATGCTCGACAAGATCAAGGTCGGGATTGTCGCCGCATATCGCGGGAAGACCGGGAAGAAAAACGAAGACATTTCCGACTTGATGAAAGCTGAAACCTGGATGACCGCACAAGATGCAATCGATAATGGATTTGCCGATACCATGACTGGGGCAATACAGGCACAGGCGCAAGCAGGATACGACAAAGATATTTTGGGGCGTTTCCGGAATGTTCCGGGGGCGCTTTTAAGTGCCGGGATCTCCGGCGTTAAAAAATCAGCCATCGAGGTAACCAATATGGCCGAAAAAACACCCGCGAAACCGGAGATCACGCTCGAACTGATCAGGGCGGAATACCCGGACATCGCAAAAGCACTGATTGATGAAGGCCGAAAGGTCGGGAAGGAAGAAGGTCAGGTCGCAGAGAACTCCCGCATTAAGGACGTTCTCGCGCAGA